AACCTGCTTCTCACAGAAGGGGTATGAGGAGACAGGTAGGAAATCCCTACAGACATTCGTGGAAAACTGGCCTTGTAAGATAATTGCCTACTACGAAGAAATGGAACCTGATTTCAAACATCCGAATATCGAATACCGACCGTTCTTCCTGATTCCAGGCGTCGTCGGTTTCCTTGAATACCTGATGAACATTCCACAGGCTAACGGCGTGGTGACTCAGAATGGCAAAGAAAGATACAACTATAACTACGACATCTGGAAGTTTTGTCGAAAGATGTTTGCTCAGTATGATGTCCTTGGGTCGGAGAAAGGCAAGGTCTTTTGGCTTGATAACGATGTTATTACGAAAAAGCCTGTCACAGAAGAATTCCTCGAAGGACTCTTTGATAAAGAAGCCCTTGTCTACTTGGGAAGGAAGGGCTTCCATTCGGAGACGGGTTTTGTAGGCTTCGACACTGAACACCCCGATTTCGAGAAGTTCTTTGACCGCTATGTAAAAGTCTTGAAGCAGGGGATTATCTTCTCCCTCCCGCGTTGGCACGATTGCGAAGCCTTCGATTGGGCAAGAGAAGGCAAAGGCAAGGATTTATCACCGTTCTGGAAACAGGGAGACCCGTTAGGGGTCTGGAATAAAACTGTCCTGAACGAGTATATGGACCATTTCAAAGGACAGAGGAAATATCTAGTCAATGAAACTGTTGAAACAGTACCAGAAGATGCACCAGAGCAAGAAGAACTTCAACGGAAGGTCGCTCAAACCACACGCAGAAAAAATCAATCATTACATTGAAGACCTCGATCTCGTCACCCTCCTAGACTATGGGAGCGGGAAGGCGAAGTTCCACAAGAAACTAAACGCAGTCGTCACTCCGTACGACCCCGCTGTTCCAGAGTTCCAGAAACTTCCGGATGAAGACTTCGATGGTGTTATCTGTACAGACGTTCTTGAACACGTTCCTGAAGACGAGTTAGACGATGTTCTCACGCAAATCTTTAATCGCGCCCGTTACTTCGTCTACTTCTCTATCTCGACGAAACCAGCGAAGAAAACTCTCCCTAACGGAGAGAACGCCCACTGCACCATCAAACCCGAAGGTTGGTGGGAAGAATACATATCTGAATATCAGACATCACAAGTAGTATCAATCAATTTCGACTGAGGATAGCGAATGCGAGCATTTATCACCGGAGTCACCGGGCAGGACGGGTATTACCTGTCGAAACTCCTTCTTGACAAAGGATACGAGGTCTACGGATTAGTACGCCGAACCGCTCAAGCGAAAGACATTCCAGAAGGCATCAACGTCGTCGCTGGCGATGTTACCGACCCCAACGTAATCGAAGAAGTAGTAAACATCCAGCCGGACGAGATATACAACCTGGCAGCGATGAGCTTCGTCTGGGAATCCTTCAAGATACCAAAGACCACATTTGACATTAACGCTTTGGGCGCATTGAATATGCTGGAAGCAGCCGTTCGATGCGATGCAAAGCTCTATCAGGCGTCCACCTCCGAACTATACGGAGCATCTCCCCCTCCACAGAATGAGAAGACGCCATTCCATCCCCGCTCTCCATACGGGGTTAGTAAGCTCGCGGCCTATTGGCTCACCGTCAATTATCGCGAGTCTTACTCTTTATTCGCCTGCAACGGAATCCTCTTTAATCATGAGAGTCCGAAGCGGGGCATTGAGTTCGTTACCCAGAAGGTAGCGGATTATGTCGCAATGATAAACAGGTCCTTTACGCTTCACAAGAATGTACCAAAATTAAGTCTTGGAAATCTCGACGCTATCCGTGATTGGGGCCATGCTAAAGACTTCGTTGAAGGTATGTGGCTAATCATGCAGCAGGAGGAACCAGATGACTACGTTCTGGCTACTGGTGAAGGACGAACCATTCGTCAACTTCTTGATGTTGCTTTTGCTCATATTGGCATCAATGATTGGACGCCGTATGTAGAAATAGATAGAGAACTCTACCGACCAGCAGAGGTAGAGGCTTTGATCGGAAACGCTGACAAAGCCCACAAGATCGGCTGGAAACCTCATTATACATTTGAAAAAATGATTGGAGAGATGATAGATGCCAAAATCGCATCCTATAGCAGTTAATACATGGAATGAAGACGAAATAGAAGCTATCGAGGAGGTGATCCGGTCTAACCGTTTTACCTGCGGCGATAAGGTCAAGGAATTTGAGGAGGACTTCGCCGTCCGAACCGGCACCAATTACGCGGTGATGGTTAATTCCGGTTCAAGCGCAAACCTATTAATGGTGGCAGCGATGTCGTTACGACAGGGAGTCGGCACAGTGATCGTGCCTGCGATTTCGTGGTCTACCTCCTACGCCCCGTTCCAACAGTACGGGTGGAAGCTGAAGTTTGTTGACATAGACAGGGAGACCCTGAACTATGACATTGAAAAGTTACATGAAGCGTATACCGGCAACGAGCTTATACTTGCTGTCAACTTATTGGGAAATCCGAATGATTTTGCTCGCTTCCCTGTTCTTGGTAATTCTATTTTAGAAGACAACTGCGAAAGCATGGGGTCGAAGTATGGCTCAATTCCGACAGGAAACTTTGGAGCTATGGGTTCCCATAGTATGTACTTCTCCCACCACATTTGCACAATGGAAGGTGGAGTCATTACCACGGATGACACAGAATACCGCGATATGCTCCTATCTCTCAGAAGTCATGGCTGGACCCGGCATCGCGGGGACGAAGGTTACAATTTCATCTATCCAGGCTACAACGTACGCCCGATAGAAATGATGGGTGCCATCGGCCTCAAGCAGATGGAGAAACTCAAGGGATTCGTCGAAGGCCGTAGGAAGAACGCCGAGACCTATCCTCTCATTACACAGAAAGAAACTACTTCGGTTGTAGAAGACGATGGAAACTTCCAAGAAATACGCGGAGAGTCCTCAAGATACGGTTTCTCGATTGTCGCAGAGAATATCGACGAGATCAAGGCTTATTTCGACTCTATCGGAGTTGAGTATCGCCCTATCTTATCGCACTTCACTCGCTCGGAAGCTATTAAATATTTTGATTACGAAATCCACGGTACATTAGATAACGCAGATTACGTCCACGACCACGGCATCTACATAGGGAATTCCCATGAAGAAATCGACTGGTCGTTCCTTGACCATCCCTGTTTAGATGAGTTGCGAAAATGATACGAATTTTCATCGGCTACGACCCCGTAGAAGCGGGAACACTCTACCCCTTAATCCACTCTATCCACAGACATTCCTCTATGCCGGTGTCGATCACACCCGTATCGTTAGCGAATCTCGATGGCATCCTCACAAGGGACCGCCACCCGATGCAGAGTAACGACTTTGCATTCTCACGATTCCTAGTTCCGTGGATGTGCGATTTCAAAGGTCACGCAATCTTTATGGATTGCGACATGATTGTTCGTGATGATATCGCGAAACTGTGGGCACACCGTGACGACAAGGCTGTGAAGGTGGTTCATCATAACCATATTCCGCCTGAAGACACCAAGTATCTCGGTAATGTGCAGACCAAGTATTCCCGCAAGAACTGGTCGTCGGTCATGTTGTTCAACAACGAGAAGTGCAAGCTATTGACCCCTGAATACGTCAACGCAGCAGATGGCCTATTCCTTCATCAGTTCAAGTGGCTGCCTGATGAGGAAATCGGCTATCTCCCGAAGACATGGAACCATCTCGTAGACTACGACAAGCACAATCATAACGCGAAACTTGTCCATTACACCACTGGTGGGCCGTACTTCGATGAGTACAAGAACTGCGACTACCACCAGGATTGGTTCACCGAAGACACTCTATCTCGCGTGATAAAGCAAACTAAAGATGTCAGTTGAAGACGCTGTTGCACTTATACAACAACTCAAAGACTACCGCGACACCCATAAGCTAGAGTTTTACGACCCGTACCCATTCCAGAAGGACTTTCATAATGCCAAAGGAACAAACGGTCTCCCTGCTACTGAAAAGGCTCTCATGGCCGCTAATCAAATCGGAAAAACTGTTTGCGGTGCTTATGAGACAGCTTTCCATGCAACAGGTTTATACCCTGATTGGTGGGAAGGAAATATTCACCAATCGCCTCCGTCAATATTGGTTGCTTCTAATACTAACGAAACTACTAGGGATAGATGTCAAGGTGATCTATTCGGCGACCCGACCGACGACAATCTTCTTGGAACCGGTGCAATCCCAAAGCATCTCATCGGAGAAAAGGTAAGGAAACCCGGCGTACCTAACGCCTACGATTCCGTTCTCGTAAAGCACAAGTCAGGTGGTTGGTCGAAAATCTTCTTCCGCGCCTATGAGCAGGGGCCGAAGAAGTTCATGGGTTATCGTAATGACGAGGCTTGGCTGGACGAAGAATGTCCCTCTGATGTCTGGTCTCAGGTAGCTCGCGGAACCTTCGCCACAGGCGGTAATATTTACATGACCTTCACGCCAGAGGAAGGCATTACTCCAGTAGTCGCCAAGTTCATCAACGACCTTGGAGAAACCCAAGCACTCATCCGAGCCACTTGGGACGACGCACCTCACATGACCAAAGAGATGCGCGAAGCAAACTTATTGAAGTTCCCGAAACACGAATGGGCCATGCGCTCCAAGGGAGAACCGAATATGGGTTCTGGCCTTGTCTTCAGTGTTCCAGAGGAAATGATTAAGGTAGATCCATTCGAGATACCGAAACATTGGCCGCGTATCAACGGCATTGACTTTGGTTGGGACCATCCTTTCGCTTGCGCATTTGTCGCATGGGACAGGGAATCAGACACTATTTACGTCTATGACGGTTACAGGGAGCAACGTGCGCTACCGGCTATTCACGCAGATGCGATTAAGCAACGTGGTGATTGGATTCCTATATCGTGGCCTAAAGACGGTCTACAGACGGAAAAAGGCTCAGGCACTCCGCTCTCTGAGATTTACAAACGACAAGGTTTGAATATGCACCATACCTTCTTCACGAACCCACCAAGAATGGGTGAGGAGGAAGGAAAGGGCGGCGTCTCTGTCGAGTCTGGGATATTGGAAATGCTCGAAATGATGGAGACCGGACGATTCAAGGTCTTCTCGACCGTATCAGTATTCTTTGAAGAATTAAAAATGTATCACCGTAAAGACGGGAAGATTGTTCCAAGGTTCGACGATTTCATCTCGGCCTGCCGTTATGCGGTTATGTTCAGGAGACACGCGCAAACCCTTATCGTGCGTCAACCAAGAAAAACAACTAGACGAGGCCTATCGAATTGGTGAAAAAAAGACGCATCTCTCAGAAGGATTGGAGTTCCGTACAGGAATTCATCATTCAAGAGAAAAAATCGCGCGAGAAGGACAAGTTCCGTAAAGTACATGAAGATATTTGGCGTGAGGTTGATCGCCAGGTCAAGATGGAACCTGCTGGTGTCTCTAAAAAGGACATCAATGACGATGGTGATTGGCATAACCAGATTGAACTTGGTGAGCTTGCCAAAGCCTCTGAAGTCCTCTCCGCTGACGTTCGTCGCCTTCTGTTCCCCGCCTCCCGCGCATGGTTTGAAGCCCATTCCGAACTCCCATCTGAATTAGACGAGGAGACCGGAGAACGCGCCCCTGATGCGAAGATGCAGCGCCGTATTGACGGTCGTGTTCGTGCGTTCATGGGTCAGCAGCACTCAGACTTCGGTTTGAAGGCTCGCGTCGATCTTTCTGTCAAGGAAGCCCTCCACCACGGCTCTCTGGTCGTGGAGGTCATGGAAGACCATCAGATGATGGTGACTGACGGTGCAGGTGTTCAGTCCCTCCACGCCCCTGTGTGGCAGCCTCACTCGATGTGGAACTGCTATCCAGACCCGTCTCCCAATGTCATCGGCACGAACATGATTTACAACGGTTCGATGATTATATGCGATTACATCCCGATGCACAAGTTAAAAGCGGGTGCAAAGGGTGATGGGTGGATGGCCTCGCAGATTTCCAAGATCAAGATTAGAAAGAACAAGAACAAGGACGTTGAGACCGAAGATGTTGAACGTATTAAATACTACGGCGACATCGTTATCAAGCGGAATGACGGGGATATTTATTTACCGAACTCAAAGGTCATCCTCGCCAATGGGATTATCGTCTACTACTCACCTGTAGACCTCCCATTCCCGCCGATCATCTATTTAGGTTACGAGAGACTTGATGTTCGTGACCCGTATTACACCTCACCGATTATCAAGTTAAGCCCGATGCAGAAGATGGTCTCCCGTCTGGCGAATAAATACCTTGATGCGGTGGATCTCGAGAACGAGCCGCCTATTGTTTATGACGGTTCTGACCCGAACTTCGTGCAAAGCGGTGGTCCTGTCATCGCCCCCGGTGAGAAGACGCCTACGAGGGGTTCAGCCAAGTACGAGGTTATCACAGTAGGTAACTCTGCATCAGCCCTCCAGGGGCTTCAGCTTGGCTTACAGCAGATTTCCGAAGGGTCTTCTGTGGACTCCATTCGTGCCGGTTCCGGTGCGAGCGTGGAGAAGACCAAGTTCGAGGTTTCCAAGACCGAACAAAGAAGTGAAATCCGAGTCGTTGACTTCGTTGACAAACTTGAATTCGGTCTCAAGACCTTCCTTTATATGCAACACGTTCTCAACAAGAAGAACGTGGAGAGATACCCGTTCTATAACGCCGAGATGGACGCTCCTGATTTCGAGTGGATGGCGAAGAAAGAACTTCCTGAGAACATTCATTTCGAGATTGTCGGTGCTAAAGGTATTTTGGGTGAGGAAGAAAGAACAAGTAAAACAATGGCTGTCACCGCCTTTGCTTCGCAGAACCCGCTATTCGCTGAACTCCTGAAACCTGTTGAACTCCTGAAGGAAGCCTACCAAGACGCCGGTAACAAGAACCCTGAACGGTTCATCAACGCTCCCGATAACGAGATGGAAGCGAAGATTCAACAGCTCATGCAGCAGGTTCAGGAACAGGCTCAACAGGCTATCGAGCAGTACGAGGGTCAGATTCACGAACTACAGAAACAACTTGACATCCAGAAAGCCGTTAACGAGGCCAAGGTTGTTGAGGCGCAGATGAAGTCTCGGTCTCAGATAGAAACATCTCAATTCAAGGCAGAGCTTCAGGGCGAACTTGATGTCCTTAAAGCACAGCTCGATGCGGCCAAGACCATGAATCAAGGCGGTGGCAGAGAGGTCTCGTTTAAGGAAGTGGGGCAGGTTGTGGCGTCAATGGAGAAGCTTCTTGAGGGACAGGAAGCAACGCTTAACGCCGGTAACAAGGAGCTAAACGACCGACTGGAAGCCATGAACAACGCAATCTCTGGATTGCTTGAAAAGGCATCCAAGAAGAAGACAGTCAAAATTAACGGCAAAACAATAGAGGTTGAATAATGGCTCGTCAGGACTATCAAATAGCCACCGAGATCATAAAGCTGACAAACAGCATAAACGACTTGATTGATGTGACTTCGTACACCTGCCGACGAATCGATGCCAGAGATGGAAGCGTTTTGCAGGTCATCGATACATTGGGCGGCCCGAAACGTGACCCCTCTTTCGAGGAAGTTCAGGCACTTGCCTTGCGCTCTCTAAATAGTGCTAGAAACCAGTTCATAGCATTGAGAGATTTCTTCTTAACAGCAAACTACACGCCAGATGCTAGAACGGTGCTGACCAACATGGGCATTACGCCAAGCGAATTACAGACTGAGGTTCAGTCATGGAACGCCGTCATTAATCAGGCTACTACGGCGGTTACGAATGCCACGAATGACGCAGGTCTTATAAACATCGCAAACCAGATAGATGCAGCGGTTCCAAAGTTGCCACTGGTCAGGCGAACTTGGGCGAACTAAATGGCCATTGATGTCGGTTCCGCCGCCAGCAATCGGGCATCATCGTATGCCGATGAAACGTGGCTTGACAGGAACAATCTTGCCAATGCCGATGGAACGATTGACCATCTTGAAACCTACACCGGAGCTGGTGACGTAGTATTCGGAACCCTTTCGGGGTCGTCATCTCCGTTTACTATCAGGGATTACACTGGCGCGTTGACAGCGAGTGCCGGGTTTAACTCATGGGATGCCCCTGGAGACTTTACTGCTCTCGACATTGTTACTAACGATGGTCTTGGCATATACACAGAGGGTGCGCTTGATTATAACTCCGGCGGTGCGACTCTTTACTATGCCGCTAGCGATCAGATTACTGGCGGTGGTTCAGCAACCCTTGGTTCTAGCGGCTCATACACAGCATCGGCTTACGGAACAGGTGTAGAGGCGGGGAGTGGGTTCCAATCCGCATGGGCCAGAAACGCTAACACGATCATAGGATAACAATGAAAAAGAACGTAGCATCTCAATCCATAGGCGCACAGATGATAACGGCAGCAGACGGTACAGCCTTCACTGGCTCTGTCACAGTCTATGTGACCGGAGATGCTGGAACGCAATCCGTTGGCTCTGTCGGCTCTGGTGCCTGTACGCACGAAGGCAACGGCTTTCACACTTATGCCCCCGCACAGGCGGAAACAAACTATGACCATATCGCGTTTACTTTTATTGGGACTGGCGCTATACCAGCTACGGTCCAGTTATTCACAACCTTCCCACAAACAGGAGACTCCTTCGCAAGACTTGGAGCACCAGCAGGGGCCAGCGTTTCCGCTGACATCGCTACTGTTGATTCTAACGTGGATGCGATCTTAGTCGATACCGGAACCAGTGGTGTGTTGCTCGCCAGCACCGCTACCTCGGCTCAGTTAGTCGATGACGTTTGGGATGAGGCGCTGACAGGTGGTACCCATAACGCCCCAACCTCTGCCGGTCGTCGCCTGAGAAGTCTACAGGACAATGGTTTATACGCCCTAGCATCTGTATGGGTGGATGAAATAGGTGGCACGTCAACGGGCACGACTGCATACGAGGACGCGACTGTAACAAACAGGTCGGATGATTTTGACAACGCACAGACCGTCGCCGATGACATCGATATACAAAGCATACAGATTACTAACGGCAACTCGATCACCCTAACCGCTGGCATTGAAGGTTACAACGTATTTGGTAATGCCTCGACCCTGGCGCTCGGCGGTCAAAATATAGGCGGGTCAGTTTTCAGGCAGTTCGGCTCGGTAACAGGTATCGGCACGACCACCGCAAACCCTGTGTTTTTCGAGGATTGTATTTTCGGCGCTGTCACCCTGCCGCCTTGTACTTTGCAGCGCGTGTCATTTGGCGGGACGTTAACAATAGGCTCGGCGGGCGACTTCCAGTTCAGGGATTGCTCGTCAGCGGTTGCCGGGTCTGGTTCGCCAGTTCTCGATATGGGCGCGGCTGTTGGAGCAACTACTGTCAGCCTACGTCGCTGGTCCGGTGGCCTGACAATCAACAACATGGCGGCAGGTGATGTAGTCTCCGTTGACGTAGTATCTGGCGGAACTATCACTGTTAACGGCACAGGCGGAACCGTGGTTGTTCGCGGCCATTGTAACGTGGTTGACGGTTCCAGTGGCTCAGTCTCGATTACAGAAACAAGCGTCGTCAACATGACCAAGATCAACACAGAAGTTGATACGGCTATCTCCGACGCCGCCCTCGCTACGGCTGCCGCTCTTGCAACGGTTGATGCAAACGTCGATGCGATTCTGGTAGATACCGGCACCACTATCCCGGCACAGATTTCAGGGTTAAATAACTTAAGTGCAGCTCAGGTCAATGCAGAATGTGACACCGCAATCTCTGACGCCTCTCTCGCAACAGCTGCAAACCTAGCCACTGTTGATACCGTGGTAGACGCAATCAAGGCAAAGACCGACTCCCTGACCTTCACCAAGGCCAACGAGGTCGATTCCAACGTACAGTCAATCAATGGTGTCACTATCACAGGGGACGGGTCGGGCACACCGTTTGATGTCTAATGAGCCTGTCTGTTGATGGCGTCTGGAAGTCAGGCGTATGGGCCACAACGGTATGGGCTGAAGGGGTATGGCGCGAAGGTGTGGTTACTCCTCCTCCTCCTCCTCCGGCATCTGGAACGGGTTCATCTGGAGGTGCCAGGTACGGTGGAAGTCGTCATTGGGCATGGGTTCCAGAAAAGAAAAAGAAGAAAGATTATTTTGCAGAAAAGCAAGAACATGACGAGAAGCTGCAACGGCTTCTAAAAGCGTCACTCAAGAAAAAACAAAGACAGAAGGAACTAGAGCGAATTGCAAGAATAGCTGCTGAGAATTCTCATGCGGCATCTGACATTCGTAGGGCAGCCGAAGCTGTTCAGCGTGAAATCCTCACAATGGACAGACTGAATAAGATTTCTCAACAGGAGCGCAAGCGTAAGTTACGCCAGCTCGAAGACGAAGAAGACGCCATCATCGCACTACTACTATCGGATTTTCTATGAAAGACGCAATACTCGTAATCGAATTTATGAAGTCCCACCCTCTATGGGACGAATATGAAAAGTCTTTGGTCAAGCATCGACCGTCTGTTCCCACATACGATCCACACGAGGACAACACCTCCCGTTGGAAATATGAATGTGCCAGACAGGAGGGGTTTGACCTCTTAGCAAAACTACTAAAAATAGAGGTAGACAAATGAACGAAGAAGAAATCACCAGCCAGAGTGAAGCACCTGCCGCTGAGACGACCCAAGTAGAATCTCCTGCACCCTCATTAGACGAGATCGCTAACGAGTTCAATGTAGAAGAAGAAGCAAATCAATTTCAGGCACAACCAAAGCAATCTGCGCCTGCATACGAGCCAGAACCATCGTTCCAGAATAGTCCGGTAAATCAGGACATTCCTGACCCGACCTATGACCCCGATGGCTATGTCAGATATATGCAGCAACAGGGAGCAACACAGGCTCAAATCAACAATACATTAAATCAGTTGGTTGAGAAAGTGTCCTCTTATGAGCAGCAGATGGCGCAACAGAAGGTTGACGCCGATCTGGGTAAAGCAGTTTCCCACATTAACGAAAAACTGAACGTAGACCCTGTAATGGCAGAGATGGTCCTTGAGGTCGAGTACCGAAAGAACCCCGCATTTCAGAAAATCTGGAATAACCGCGACCAGAACCCGAAGGCTTTCAACAAAGCCCTAGACGTTCTCGCGGATAAATATTCCGGTAACTTCGCAACGCGAACAAACGATCAGCTAGTAGAGAATGTGAGAGCCGCTAAAACGTCTCAACAGACCCTAGCAAACGCTCCGAAAGAAGACCCCTACGAGAACGTAGGAAACATGAACGAGCAAGAGTTCCAAAGCTGGTGGTCACGACAAAAAGGTAACTAATAAAAATGGCTATTGTAGCAACTAATAATGCCAGCACGATCGCCTCACCAGTCAATTTCGTATTGATGCGTGGGCTTCTGAGTGCTGCCAAGAAGACGCTTCCGTTCTTCAACAACACGCTCCAGGGCAACCTGGAAAAATCCGGTAACGGTGCTGCGTCAGTAAAATGGCGTCGTATTGAAAACCTCGGCGTTGTAACGTCTGCTCTCTCTGAGCTGTCTGACGGTGCAACCGTGGCTTTCGGTATTGGCCGTACCTCCGTCAAGCCGACAATCACCGACGTAACCAAGGCCATTGCCAAGTATGGT